AAAGTATGTTGATTTGTTTAAGACTGTTTATCCAAATATTAGTTTTGATGAACCTGTCAAATATGATGAACTGAAAGTTTTGCATGTGAACTTAGACCAACCTCTTGAAAAGTATGCGTCTGATTTGTTGGGTTTACCATTTGAAGAAACCTGTGCTAAAGTTGCTACGGTAATAAAAGAAAGACCAATTAAAGAAAAATACTTTACTATTTCAATCCAATCAACTCATCAAGGAAGATATTGGAATGCAAAAAAAGGATGGAACATACTTTTAAATCTGTTGAAACAACGTTATGGTTTAACTGCAGTCTGCGTTGATATGTACAGTAGTTACGGAACAAAAGACTGTTATAACACAATTCCTGCGGGCACAATTGATAAAACTGGTATATCACTATTAGAGTCTACACATTATATGAATCACGCAGAATTTCATATAGGCACTTCAAATGGATTAAGTTGGTTAGCTCATGCTGTTGGGAAAAAGGTTGTGTTGATTACAAATGTAACAAAAAAATGGTGTGAGTTTACCACCAATGTAGTAAGAGTTGACAATGAATCAGTTTGTCACGGATGTTTAAATGAAAAACCGTTTGACAAATATGATTGGAATTGGTGTCCAAATCATAAAAACACAAAAAGAATGTTTGAATGTACCACTAGCATATCACCACATGATGTGTTTGAGAAGATAAAAAATAATATTTCAATAATTAAATAACCCCCTATATATTTTATATGTCAGAACCTATCAAATTTACACAACAAGAATTAGACGCATTAAAAAATATTCAATTGAGCTTTCAAGAGAATATTATGTCATTTGGTCAATTGTATCTAGATAAAATGACACTAGATGCAAAAATCAAAGAACTATCTCAAGTTGAATCCAACCTTAGAACCAACTATGAAAAGATTCAAAAAGATGAAGATGAATGGTTAAACTCCATCACAACCAAATATGGCGAAGGTTCACTAAATCTAAAAAATGGTACTTTTATACCAAATCCTAAGTAAACTTTTACAATTATCAGGAGCGCTGCGCTTTTTATATTGCGGTTGCTTTATTATTATAATAAATGCTTAATGCTTTTTTATATATAAATGTTGCGCTTTTAATATATGCTTTTTATACATTTAAGTCAACTTATTTTAACCTCCTGATATTTATTTTATTATGATCAAACTTAAAGCGCTTCTACCTGAAGTTTGGGATGCTAACCTCCTGGAGCAATCTGAACAATTTATTGTATTTTGTGACATGGATGGTGTGATGTGCAATTTTGATTTACAATTTGCTCAAATGATAGGATCATCACCTAAAGAGTTTGAATCACAATATGGTACTCCGAAATTTTGGGATGCAATTGCTGATAAAGGTGAAGTGTTTTGGTCAAGTATGCAAAAAATGCCTGATTTTGATCAACTTAAAGCTGGTATAGTTAAAATTGTAAATGATAACAATCTAGATCTACAAGTTTTAACAAGTACTAGCGGTAACTGGATTCTTAAAAACCACCCAAGAGAAGAAGCTAAAGATATCATTAGAAATATAGAAAAAGGTAAATTACAGTGGTTAAGTAACCATTGGTCTGGCTTAAAAGTTAACTTCAGCGGTTCAGGTAGAGGAAAAGGTAAGTTTGCTAAACCAAATAGCTGTTTAATTGATGATTTGCCTAAAAATGTAGAATCATTTGAAACTGCTGGTGGTAAAGGTATTATACATACAAATGCGTCAAGTACATTATCTGGTTTACAATTGTTAATAAATCAATTGCCAGAATCATTTGGTTATAGTTATTCTAATATATGAAAGTAAGAATCTATAATAATACTCTAAATCCAGCTCTTTGGGATGGTTTAAAACTAAAACCAGATGTAGCTGAATCTTTAAAGTCTATAGGACAGTCCTTCTACAAGGATACAGAATTAACCGCTCCAGTTAAAGATATTATAATGATTGGTAGCAGCGCAAATTATAACTGGTCAGATTTTAGTGATATTGACATTCATATAGTCATAGACTTCAAAGATGTATCTGAAGATGTAGAAATGGTTGAAAAGATGGTAAATGCCATTAAAGGTAAATGGAATGAAGATCATGACATTCATGTTAAAGGATTTAACGTTGAAGTATACATTCAAGACATTTCTAAGAAAAATAGATCCACTGGAGTTTATTCATTGTTAAATAACAAATGGGTGACAGAACCAAAGAAGGAAAATTTTGAATTGGATAAAGAACAAATCCAACAAAAATACAGTGATATGGTGTTGAAAATTAAAAATGCGCTAGAATCTGAAAGTTTGGTTAAGTTAAAGAAGGTTTTGAAAGATTTGTATGATATGAGAGAAGTTGGGTTAAACAAGTCTGGAGAATTTAGTACAGAGAATATTGTTTTTAAAGTATTAAGATCCAGAGGTCACCTAGATAAACTCAGAAATGGTATCAATCAGATATTTGATAAAAAGGCTAGTTTGAAAGAATCTTAAGGAAATATTTGCCGTGGCCGCAATCCCAAATTCTATCATAACCATTATTTTTCATATTTTCCCATTCACTTAATGAATGGTTGTATATTTTTAATATTTTTTCTAATTTGTGTTTTTGAAAACTCATGCGGTGTCTGATATCTTTATAATTATTTATAAGATAATGATAATTAGGTGGTGTATGACTTACAAAATTGAATCCTAAAGTTTCATATATTTTGCCGGTAAAATATCTTCTATCACTATAACTTACTATATTTTTTGGATTATAATGTTTGATAAAATGTTTTAATAATTTACTTGCACCACCATTAACTGTAGTATTAATTGCATTACAAAATCTAACTAATTCCCAATCACTTGTTTTATCAAAACGGGAAGTTTTTCTAAATGTCATAATACTAACCAGATCATTTTTATTATACAATCCTAATTTAACTGTGGACTTATCTTCACCTTGTAAATGATTGTCATTTAAAAACTTATTTTTTTCAGTTTCATTCACTTCTTTAATAATGCAATCTCTAGCATTAATTTTAAATAGTGTATTGGTTTTCAACAGTGTTTTGACAATTGATTTTACAATTTCTGTTTTATTTATCCACTCATTTTCAAAAATATGAATTAGTGATATACCATAAAAACTGCAAGATTTTGTTTTATTCAAATGATAGTTTTTATTGATACCACCCCCATTTTCACTGTGCCAGTATAATCCATCAATTTCAAACGCAATTTTTAATTCTGGAATATAAAAATCCAATTCTTTGCCATTTAATACTGTTCTATCATTTCTTTTAATAACAGCATCTTTTGGTAAAATTTCTTGTAAAAAATTGTAAAAATGATTTTCAACAGTAGTGATTTTTTCTGGATGACAATAATCACAAAACAAGTTGTTTAAGTTATAAACCGTAGATTCTAATGTTTTATTACATACGTCACATTTGAATTTATAAATGTTACTAAAGTGATAACCTTTGTAATCCACCTCATCACATAGAAATTGCAATTTGTTACTATTACAGTAATTTACTAGAAATTCATAGTGGTTTGATTTCTTAGTAACTGATCTTTTATCTAAGACAGATTTTATCTTGGCTGCATTGTCCACTCCATATCTATCCATCATAGTAGATTTTATTTTTTCTACATTTATATAACTTTCAGATCCATATTTTAGTAGAAGAGTTTGTTTTACCTTCTCTTTATATTCAGGCAATTTACTGTAACTATCAACTCCATATTTTTTAACAATTGCAGATTTAAAATTAGATTTTACAACATCTGTAGTCATTGGATGACCACCATATTTTTCATCAAAAGTTTTTTTCTGACCATCAATTATCTTTTGTTTTGTTGAATTATCACTATTACTACATTTCTTGCTACAAAAGATCTTTGGTTTGCTTACTCTACATTCAAACAAATTATTACAATGTTTACAGTTTAAAGATAACCAGTTTTTTGAATTTTTAGATCTAGCCATAATTGGAGTTTGGTTTGTATAGAGTATAACTATTTAAAAATTAAAACACAATTTAAAAAAAAGTACTTTTAATTTATATTTATTATTACAACAACTAAATAAGGATTTAAAAATTTATGGCAGATCTACTAAACAGTAATGAAATATTCTTTACACAATTTGAACCAAAAGTCAAAAATAGGTTTCTATTGTACTGTGATGGTATTCCAAGTTTCTTGATTAGAAAAGTCAAGAGACCAACAGTAACCAGTGAAAAGAAGACATTGGATCACATCAACATCCAACGTTACTACAAAGGCAAAACCACATGGGATAACATTACAATGGAACTATATGATCCAATTGTACCATCTGGTGCTCAAGCAGTAATGGAATGGGTACGTTTGAGCCATGAATCCGTAACTGGCCGTGATGGTTATAGTGACTTCTATAAGAAGGATCTAACCGTCAACGTTCTAGGTCCAGTAGGTGATAAAGTAGAAGAATGGACATTAAAAGGTGCATTCATCACCAGTGCTGACTTTGGTGAAATGGATTGGACTGATAGTGGTGATCCAGCAACCATTAGTTTGACTTTATCTGTAGATTACTGTATTCTACAATACTAATAAAAACAAAACATTTATCCTTTTTAAACTCCTTGATAAAACAAGGAGTTTTTTTATGTACATTAACAATTAAGTACTATATTTATATAACATGAACTTGAAAAGCGTAATTGGAATATATCCTGGTAGATTTCACCCACCACACAGAGGTCATTTAAATGCCTTTAATTTTTTAAAGTCAATAACTGGAAATGACACCTACGTTTCTACAAGCGGTAAAGTAGAATTACCAGATTCTCCACTTACATTTGGTGAAAAACAACAAATCTGGGTAAGACACGGTGTAGCACCTGATCACATTGTACAAACAAAAAGTCCCTACAAATCATTAGAAATTACACAGAAGTATGATCCAGACAAAACCAGTGTAATATTTGCATTGGGTCAAAAAGATGCAGAAAGACTAAAAGTAGATCAAGGTGGTTATTTCAAGTCATTCAAGGGAGACACAAACCAATTAGACCCTCTTAGTAAGAGTGGATATGTACTGATTATACCAGAAAGTCAAACCATGGTTGATGGTAGAATTTTAAGTGGTACCGCTGTAAGACAAATGTTGGGATCTGATAAATACACTGATGAACAAAAAGAAAAGTTTTTCAGATTCATCTTTGGATGGTATGATATTGCTTTATTTAAAGACTTGACACAGAAGTTTAAGTATAATAAAGTGAATGAAAGTATTGAATCTAAGTTGAAAAGAATAATTTCTATTCTAAAAGAAGACGCAATTAAAGATACTACAAAAAAAACAAAATCTGCTTTTGTTAATCAAAGAAGAGCTGAATTAAAAGCAAAAGAAGAAAAGTTAAAAGCTGCTAAAGTTAGATTGTCAAATTTAACCAAGACTCAAGTAACACCAACAGATGTAAAGAATGAAAAACCACCTGCTGAAGTTAAGGAACAAACAAATGCAGCTGATTTAGCAAAACAAAGAAAAGATGCTCAAGATTCAGTTAAAACTGCAGAGGAAGAAGTAAAACAAGCTAAAGTATACTTATCTGCTGCTCAAAAAGAATTGTCTGCGGTATCAATTTAAATAAAATAAATCAAATATTTAGATTCTTTTATATATATGTGTACAAGTTATACATTTTATGGAAGAAAATTTCACAGTACCAATTACAAGACCACAATCTTTTCAAGCACCCCCACCCCCACAAAAACAAGAGGTGACATTTCCTACTGAGGTAATTGAATTACCAAGTAAAGGGTTCTTTTATAAAGAAAATGATCCGTTATCATCAGGCAAAGTTGAGTTGAAGATGATGACTGCTAAAGAAGAAGATATTCTTACCAGTGAAAATCTTATTAAAAAAGGTGTTGTTTTAGATAAACTACTTGAATCTTTGATTGTTGATAAGTCAATTAAGATTGAAAATATATTGATTGGTGACAAAAATGCATTGTATGTTGCTGCAAGAAGATTGGCATATGGTGATAGTTATGGTCCTGTAGGTGTAGTTTGTAAGAATTGTAGAGAAGAATCAAAGACTGATATCAATTTAGCTGAACTAAAAGACAAAGATTTTGACTTTAGTAAATATTCCAAATCAGAAAACAGTCTCAGTTTTACTCTTCCATATTCAAAAAAGTTAGTTACTGTTAAATTGGCCACTTCATTAGAAGAACAACAAATTGAAAATGAGTTGAAATCTATATCTAAGTTAAACAAAGGTGGTCAAAGTGCAGAAATTACTACTAGATTGAAACATGTAATTACATCAATTGACGGTAATACTGACAAAGCATTTATCAGAAAGTTTGTTGATACTGAACTCTTATCAAGAGATAGTATTGAATTGAGAAAGTTTATCCGTCAAAATTCACCTGATTTGGACATGACATTTAATTTTACTTGTCCTAACTGTAACTCTGAGGATAGATCGGAGGTACCGATGACGGTACAATTTTTTTGGCCTAACAGCTGAATATAAACTGTTTGTACATAAACAGATATTTGAATTAGGTTATTATTCCCAAGGAGCATTTGATCAAAACATTGGTTACAACTTACCAGTGTTTTTGAGGAACTTTTATTACAAGTTACTGGCTGACACAAAGATGAAAGAATCAGAAGCAATGGACAAATCCACTTCAAAAGAATCTCCAAAAACAATTAAAAGATAGTTTAAAGTTCATATTTTATATATTTATTGTAGTATAAAATATGGCAAAACCGACCGTAACAATAAGTGATGTTGATGAATTAGAAAAAAGTGTTAAAGACTTAACTAGTTTAAGCCAATCACTTAGAGACGTATTTACAAAAATCAACAGAGAAACTGACGTACTTGGTAATAATTTTAAAAATATAATTAATGCAGCTGCTGCAAACGCAAATTTGGCAGAAAGATATTTAACTTCACAAAAGTTACAAGAAGCAGTTCAAAATAGAATTAATGAAATTAAATCCAAATCTTCATATTTGGATAGTGTTGGACTTGCATTTAAGAAAGAAGAAATTGTATTACAAATTAGACTTGCATCCGCGCAGATTAGAGCATTACAGACAAATGCTCAAATTGCAAGATTAAATGCTGCGGAACGTTTAAAAGCAATAGAATCATTACAAATACAAAATGTATTACGTGGTGCAGAACTTCGTTATGTGTCATCTACGGCAAATAATCAAAGTCGAGTACTTCAAAGACTAAATGATCAATTGACAACAATTAGAGGATTTACTCCTGCTTTAGAAAGAAATAACAGAATTTCTAATGCATTTAAAAATGTTCTTGGTGATGCTTTGGGTAGTATGGGTGATTTTGGCAAACTTCTATCAGGAACAATTCCAACTTGGAAAGATATCATTGTTAAAGGTATAAAAATGTACTTGGAATTTGACAAAGCAGCATTTACTCTCAGAAAAAGTTTTGGATTTTTAAGAGGTGACTTTGATGTTTTAGAAAAAAACGTTAAGTCACTTGCAATTGACTTGGCTGATTTGGGAGTTACATTTGATGGCGTAGTTGCTGCAACCACTGCAATTGGTAAAGAATTTAATGCGTTGGTTGCGGTAAATAAAGATTTAGTAAAAGATGTATCCGTTTTATCAGCACAACTTGGAATTAGTGAAACAGAAAGTGCAAAATTTTTAAAGACAATTTCTAGTATATCCAAGGGTACAGCTGCATCTCAAAAAGGAATGATTGGTTTTACAAAAGCAATGGCAAATGCAGCTGGAGTTCCTTTACCTGAAATAATGAAAGAAATTGCAGACGCAACTGATGATGTAAGAATTTATACTGGAAGTTCAGTAGTAAATCTAATTAAAGGCACAGTTGAAGCTAGACAAATGGGAACAACATTCCAAAAAATGGCGGATACTGCTAAAAAATTACTAGATTTTAACGCTAGTATAAATTCTGAAATAGAAGCTAGTGTTTTATTGGGTACAAATATCACATTTCAAAGAGCAAGAGAATTGGCTTATAGAAAAGATATACTTGGTGCAAATAGAGAAATTTTAAAGATTGCAAAAAGTATGAATTTTGATGCAATGGACCCTTTCCAAGCACAAGCATTTGCAGATGCGTCTGGAAAAACAGTAACTGAATTGCAAGAAATGATTCAAGCTGATAAAGAGCTTAATTACATAAGAATGAATGGTACTGCTGAACAGAAAAAACAATTGAATGAAATGCAAAAAATGAAGGGGATGAGAGATGTAGAAGCAAAAGATATCGGTAAACAAGCAGAACTTAGATTAAGACAACAAGTTAATCAAGAAAGAATCAATCAATTACAAAATCAATTTAATCAATTGATGATGGAATTAGCTAAACCAGTAATGGATGTAGTTGAACCTTTATTACTTGTTACAACAAAAATCCTTCCGCCCGCTTTAGATCTTATTAAGACAATCACATTAGCAAGTACATCACTTTTATCTCCCTGGTTGTTTATAATTCAACCAATAGGTAGATTTATAGGAGCATTGAGTAGAGGAAGATCTTTTATGCAATCATTGACTTTGATGTCTCTTAATGTGGCCAAGAATTTCAGTTTCTTTAGTAGATTTACAGGATTTCTAGGGACTTTTGCTAAATTTCTAGGACCAATTGGTTTAGTTGTAAACGCATTCCAAGCAATTGCAGGATTCATAGATGGATATGCCAATACTGAAGGCAATTTTTTTGAAAAACTATGGGGCGGTTTAGTTGGTGGACTAAAAGCAGTTGTACAACCAATATTTGATTTATTAATGTGGCCGTTTAATGCATTTAAAAAATGGTTTTCAAATGATAGCGGATTATCAGCAAATTCTCCGTCTGAAATTGGACTTGCTATTTTACACGGAGTTCAATCAATTGGTGCATCTTTATTAGATGCTATAACAGCACCATTTAGAACTGGATTTAACCTTATCTCAGGATTAATTGGCGGACCAAAGTTGCCTTCATTTACTGACATGATCAATAAAACAAATGAAGCTGGTATGCCAGTTAATACAAACAATGCTGCTGTTGCTAATGAACTTGCTATTAATCAAGCATCTATAGTAGGAGCTATAAAACAAGGTATTAAAGAAGGTATTGGTAACATAACAATAAATGTTGACTTAGACGGTCAAAAGATGATCACCGGAATTTCTAAGAATGTAGGATTCAGATTGGATTCAGGCGGAGTAGCAATGCAAACAAGCTTAACATAATTATATGGCAAATTCAACAAATCTAAATAATCCAGAAACAACGACAAATGCACAAATACAAGGTGCAGGATTGATTTTGCCTCCTACAGTAAATGAAAGAGATGCAAATAAATTAAGTACTTTATTTACTCCAAATAGTAGTATTTTATATAGTAAGTACAGTCCTTATCCAGAAGGTGAATCTGGTGGAGTTATTGGTGCAAATCAACCTTATATTGTAACAAACATTAATGATGCAAATAGAGGACTTAATTCTACTCTTAAATTTGCACCATTTCAACCTTCTGCTACAATTGATGTTGTCAGAGTAACAAAATTTTCCGCAGCAAATCCTGGTATTAAATTTTTATTAAAGCAAATATATCTACAAGGATATCAACCTTTTAATGAAACTAAGTTATATAATCCATTGATGCCAATTCAATCAGCTGCAAGAGTTGCATCATTTGGTATATTGGATAGACCATTGAGACACATTGAACCAAATTTAGGTGGTGTTCTTGGTGCTTTGGGTGTAAAAGGAGTTGCAAGTGCATTTGGATTCAATCCACCAAATCCTCCTCCAAGAGGTACTGCTCCTGGTCAAGGTGGCACTCCACTGTCAATTATAAATCCTGGTGATGGTAAGGGATTAACAAGAGGTGCAACTGCACAAGCAGCTTATAGTGGACAAAATTACAAATATTTAAGTAGTCCAAGTAAACCTGGCTTTATTAAAAATATTGCTAACTATTTCAAAAGCAGTACTTTGTTTGGTACATTTTCTGCAATTGGGCAACCAGATGGAACAATATATAAGGGTGATGATCAAACCTACAATTTGATGTTATATAACAAAAGAATAGTTGCGTTAAACAAATATGGTGAGGATGTTTATAGAACTAATGGTGGTATAACACAAAGATGGGATGGTGATCCAGATAGAACAACTGCATATGAATCTGGTCCATCAAAATTTTCAAGGTATTTGAATGAATATTACAATGGAGTTGACAAATATTCAAACAAAAGTTTTCAAATTGATGTCAATAGCTTAAAAATTACAGATGGAAGTACTGTTGATTTAGTAAATTTCAATTCATATGAAAACGCAGTAGGTATTCGCAGAACTGGAATAGAAACTTCAGATATTTTATTTTTGTTTACTGATTATTTAAAAAATAATAATTATCCTACAAAATTTAAAGATCCGTTTTCATATCAAATAAGTCAAGCAAATGCTCAGAATATAAAACTTGTAAGTATATTAGAATCAAATTATACATTTGTACCACCAACAGATCTTAACAATTTAAGGGATATAATTGATGGTGATAAGACAACACTAAGTTATCTTGCAAAATATAGAAATTATAAAAAGACAGATTTACTAGATGATCCGGAAGGAAAAGGATTTGCGGGTGTTAACAGAAGTGATTCAATCAATTCACTGAAAGTACAAAATACTACAGATTTGTTTATTGATAAAGATCTAATTAAGTTTTATTTTTATGACATATACAATCAAAAATATATACCATTTAGAGCAACTGTAAAAGCCATAAATGAAAGATCCGTATCAACATGGGATGATTTTCAATATATTGGAAATGCAGATAAAGTTTATAACTACAAAGGATTTACCAGAGGACTTGGATTCAATTTTGCAGTAGTTGCAATGAGTGTTAAAGAACTTTTGCCAATGTGGCAAAGAATCAACTACTTGATGGGACTGACAAAACCAGCAAATTATAAAAATGGATTTATTGTTCCACCTTTAGTTATGATTACAATTGGTGATATGTATAAAGATCAACCAATAGTTATTAATAGTATTGGTATGACGATACCAGATAATGCTACTTGGGAAACGGTTCCTGAATCAATTGGTTCTTATGAATATTTAGAAGGCAGACTAAAAAGAAATGGTAATACAATTTTAGCACAATTTCCAAGAGAAGTTGAAATAAATATAGATGCAAATATTCTTGAAAAAGAAAAACCCCAAACAGGATATAATAATTTTGGAGAATTTTATTTGTCTAATGAAGGTAAAGTTGTAGGTATTAAAAACGCATTTTCAAGAGAATTATTTAATAGTTAACTATGAATAGATACGACTATACAACAGTAGATAAAAGATGGGACGGTAAAAAAGTATATAAAACTTTATTATATCCAGCTATAC